GAACTTGCTTCTGAAGCACTTAAAATTTGCTTTCCGTCAGAAGATTTTAATAAATCCCAAGATGTTCCATTATTTGTTCTTGCTACTGGAACCCAACTACCATTTCCAGTTACTACTCCAGTTAAATTATTTACTCCTTGCCACTTATATAATGTAGTTGTTCCTCCAGTAACTGCAGTTCCTCCAGATTGCTGAGAAACTGCAGTAGATGTCCTATAAAGACCACTAACTCCAGTGGATGATCTAGCACTTCCACTAGTTTTAGATGAAAATTCTCCACTACAAATTTGACCTTGGGGACATTGAAAGTTTCCTGCCATTATCAGTTCCCCCTAAAGTCTAAATCATTTTTGCCGTATCCTTTATAATTTCTTACTCCTCTTAGCATTTTCTTAAATGTTTTGTTAGTGTCTTTCCAAACATCAGTTACTAAAATGGATTTTTCTCTACCTTCTTTTATTGATACAAAAGATTCAATTGGTATATTTATGGCAGTCATCCATTCGTCAAATGCTATATCTAATAATAAACCTTTAATTTGATTCATATTATATTTAGACACAGAACTATATGGTAAATTTAATCTACCCTCCATTAAATTTTCTGTTATTATTTGTCTCTTAATTGGGTCAATATAATGTAAATTACTTCCAGTAAAAGAATTTCCAGAGGTTGAAATTACATATACTAAAGGATTTCTATCAAAATATTTTAAATTTTTTGATGATGCTTCATACTGAAACATCATTAGATGACCAGATTTTGGAATTCTTCTTAGTACATTTTTATCTTTATTTTTTTCTTCTCCATTATCTTGTTGCTCATCTAATATTAATCTTTGTGGATCATTTTTATATTTTTCTGATAATCTTTTAAAGGCTCTTCTGTAGAAAATTGATGATCTTCCCTTTCCTTCTAGGTTTACTTCTTCGTTAATTTCTTCAAACAGAGTTTTTTTAGACATTATTTTATACCTAAATCATCTTCTGTTATAATTTTAAATTCTAAAAGTCTATCTTTACACCACTCTTCTGCAGCCTTCCATTTGGCTTTATTTACTTCATATAACTGAGATTCATATAAAAAAGATTTTGTTATTCTTGATTTTTTCTTTGGTGGGGCAGTTTGTCTTTTTGGTTTTACTTCAACTACGTATGTTTTTATAGACCCTCTTTTATCTCTCATCTTTACTATAAAGTCTGGAAAATACTTATGAACTTTTCTATCAATTGGTGATATGTAAGGAATAAAAAATTCTTCACTTGCCCATTCTAAAATATTTTCATTTAAGTCACACCATTGACAAAATTTGCGTTCCCAACTACTTCTACAAATAATATTATTAGGATTACCTTTATATTTTTGTGGGTTTGATGGTCGGTACTTGCTTTTTATACTTTCGTTCATAAATTAACTACATAGTATATAATAGTAAAAATATTTATAGATGGCTGGTAAAAGTCTTCCACCAATAAATCCTGGAGTATCCATGTCTAGAATAAAAAGCAGGTTATTGCAACCTGCTTTGACTTCTAATTATTCTGTTATAATTACTCCTCCAGGTAAAGCATCTTTTCCTAGACAATCTGGAGATAAAGGTTTTGCCTTATCATTTATAGAAACTCAATTGGGTGAACAAATAGATAATGAACTATTAGAATTATCCTGCTCTGAAGCATCTCTTCCAGGATCATCTTTTGCAACTATTGATATTAGTAATGATTATATGGGAATAACACAAAAACATGCTTATAGGAGATTATATGATGACAGGGCAGACTTTACTTTTTATGTAACTCAAAATAGTAATTATTATCAAATAAGATTTTTTGAAGCATGGATGAGATATATTGCAAATGAACAGTATATTCAAGGAGTATCTGCTAATGATAAATTATCGGGGGCATCAATATCTAGAGTTCAATATCCAGAATTTTATAAATCAGTTATTCAAATTGCCAAATATGAAAGAGACTATGGAACAGGAAGATCACCGACATCACCAATACTAATTTATAAATTTATAGAGGCATTTCCTATAAGTATTAATTCTATTCCAGTATCTTATGAATCTTCTTCTTTATTAAAAGTTACCGTATCTTTTTCTTATACTAGATATGTCATTGATGACTTGACTACAGTTGCAGAATCGACAGTACCAAGTAGAAATCCAAATTCAATTGGAAATCCAGATGTTCCTTCTGGAACAACAACAGTACAGTTAAATGGACCAAGATCTACGGATATACCTAGAAATGTTACTTTACAAGATGGAAGATCTACATTAGCCCAATTGAATGATGGTGTATAAGTTCTTAAAAGCACAATAAATAAAGTAACTGAATTTTATAGGAGATTATGCCTTTACCAAAAATTTCTGCCCCAACATATGAGTTGGAATTGCCTTCAACTGGTCAAGTTATACAATATAGACCTTTTTTAGTAAGAGAAGAAAAATTATTAGTTCTTGCTTTAGAAAGTGAAGATACAAAACAAATTACTACAGCAATTAAAACAGTTATTAAAAATTGTATTATTACAAAAAATATAAAAGTAGAATCGTTACCAACTTTTGATATTGAATATTTGTTCTTAAATATTCGTGGAAAATCTGTTGGGGAAGAACTTGAAGTTAATATTATTTGTCCTGATGACGAACAGACTACAGTGCCTGTGACTATTAATATTGATGATATTCAAGTACAAAAAAACGATAAGCACAAAACGCAGATTAAAATTGATGACTCTATAATGATGGAAATGAAGTATCCTTCATTGGATCAATTTATTAAGAGTAACTTTGATTTTAGTGGTAATAGTAATATGGAGCAATCTTTTGATTTAGTTGCTTCTTGTGTCGATAAAATTTATACTGAGGATGAAGCATGGTCTTCCTCTGATGTAACTAAAAAAGAATTAATAGAATTTTTGGATCAGATGAATTCTTCTCAATTTAAAATGATTGAAGAATTTTTTGACACTATGCCAAAACTTTCTCATGAAATTAAAGTTACTAATCCAAATACTGGGGTTGAGAGCACTGTCGTTCTGGAGGGTCTGTCGAGTTTTTTCGTATAGCCCTGGTCCACATGGACTTAGAGAATTATTATAAATTAACTTTCTCTTTAATTCAGTATCATAAATATTCATTAACAGAGATTGAAAATTTGATACCGTGGGAGCGGGATATTTACGTTACTTTATTGAAGGCTCACTTGGAAGAAGAAAAACTTAAACAGCAACAAAATGGCGGCTAATAAACCAAAGTTTATCGATAAATTTTGGCCAATATCTACTATTGTAGCGAGTAGAACTGGACAATATAAAAAAATACTTGCTCAACGAATGGAGAAGAGCAAGTATTTAATCGAGAATAACTTTGGTGTAAAGGCAGATAAAGTAGTAGATACTTTTATTAAAGCATATTTGTCTTCTGATAAGGATTATCCAGCACCAATTGAGTCTGTACAAAATCCACAATCTAATAAAGACTTTAGTTTACGTGATCAATATATTTTATTTTTGTGGAATTATTATGTAAATGATAAAAGTAAAAAAACAAAAATACCAAAAGAAGTTCCTCCCAAAGAACAGTCTAAAGGAAATATTCCAGATCCTTCGGGTGCATTAACCTTATATGAAGGTATCAAAGAAGAAGATTTAATTAATGAAGAAATTGATGAAAGAATATTAAAAATACTTGGAATACAAGATGTTTTTGATATTGATTATGGTACTTATTTGAGTTTGCTAAAAGAAAAATTAGTAACCATAAGTATGGGGGATAAAAAAATCCCCAGAGAAGAGCAGATATTATTACAAGATGAATTTAAAAGAGTAAAAGGAAAAGTTGGTAGATTTAAAGTAAGAAGTAAAAAAATAAATGCCGATAATATTGGAACAACAGGTCCGATAAGAGTATCAAGGCAGCAATATTTTCTTGCTGGAAAAGTTTCTGTACCTGATGTTTCTAGAGAATCTGCAAACATTGGAAGCTCTATAAAAAAAGATATAGAAGCAATAAAAAATTCTATAGTTTCTATTGCCTCTCTTCTTGCATCTCAAAATAAACTGATTCAAAAAGATGCGGATAATCAAAGAAAAATTGCTGAGAATTTAAAAAGAGGTAAAAGAGAGGAAGACCTAGAAAAAAAGGATAACAAGTTAAAAACATTAGCATCAAAAGTCTTAGCACCATTCCAAAGTATTCTCGATAAAATAATTAATTTTATTGTTTGGACTTTACTTGGTCGTTTGATGGTCAAGTTTATAGATTGGATATCAGATAAAAAGAATAAAAAGAAAATTGATACTTTAGTTAGATTTATTGGTGATTGGTGGCCTGCTTTATTGGGGGCATTTCTATTATTCGCAACTCCTTTAGGTGGATTTGTTAGATCCATTATTGGAACGGTTGCTAAATTAACATTTAGATTAAGCAAATTTGCGATTCCAAAATTACTCAACTTTGTAAAGGCAAATCCTGTTGCGGCAGCTCTTATTGGTGGTAGTATTGCTGTTGGGGTTGGTGCTTATGCATCCACACAACAAGTAGATAAGACTAGAAAAGAAAACAAAAAATCAGATCCTTCTACAGTACTACCTCAAGAAACTGCAAAAACTGGTAAAGCACCAGGTGCTGCACAGTTATCGCAAGAGCAAATACAAAGTCGTGGATTTAATATGTTTAGGGGTGGAGGACTAATCCCTAAATTTGGAGATTATCAAAAACCAACTCCAATTAGAGATATTGGATTTGAAAGTGGTGGTGCTATAACCGATGATACTGGTGTTAGAATTGCTGGTGCTGGAAAGGATACTCAATTAATTGCTGCTCAACCTGGAGAGATTGTTATTTCTAAACCAGCAGTTGATAAGTATGGGGCAAACTTCTTTTTAGGATTAAACAAGTCTGGTGGGGGAACCAATGTTCCTAAGATGGTGAACAATATTCAACTAGCTGCTGGTGGAGGAATGGTTGGAACAATAGTTCCAGAAAAACCATCTGCTGCTGCTAAAAAATCTGTTTTTAATCCTGAGGTTGCTAATAAAAAATCTATGATGGGTCTTAATAATATTATGAATGTGACTAATTCTTTTGACCAAAATAAAAAAATGACAACTCCAACAAAAATGTTTGGAGATACCGCAGATACTTTACAAAATACACCAACTACAAATAAAAAATCAAATCAAAAAACATCTTCCATTAAACCATTTTCCCTTAAACCATCAAGAATACAACCAAATAATAAACCATCCAATTTACAAATATCTAATGATACAAACTCAGTTCCGATAAAAGACGCTGCGTTACAATCATTTAGACCATTATCTCAAAAAATGCCTTTCATTGTACCATTCATTAATAATGCAATGACAATGATAAGTGGTGTGGGTGATACTTTAGTCGATCTTAGAAAAAGAAATATTAATATACAACCAAATATTAAGCAGTATATTCCAGAACCACCTAGTGTAAAATCAAAATCAAATATTATTACATTACCACCTGTTATAAAACAGTCAACTGAATCTTCTGGAACTAAAATGAGTGCTATAAGAGATGTGGAAGATTTCCCTGCATTTATGATGAGTTCTCATCGAAAAAATAATATTCAAATATACGGAATAGGTGGTATAAACTAAAATGGCTGTACTAGATCCTAAAAAATTATTACCATCTTCTAAGGAAGAAAATAAAAGGGCATCTTATAGTAATGCTACTAGATTTTTAGTACCAGCAAAAAATGTGCAGTATAGGGATACTGCACCAGTTTCTCCAGAACCTGATGAACAAGAATCTAACATTGATTTAAAAAAAGATGTTTTAATTATTAAAGAAAAAGTAATATCTATAGAGGATATTTTAAAAAAGAGTTTAGATTTACAAAAGAAAACTTTAATAGGAAAAAGTAAAGATTTAGAAAATAGAAAAAGAGCAAAAAAAGAAAGTATTTTAGAACAAAAAAAAGATAAACCTGTTCTAGGTGGATTATCTGTTCCCACTAAAAGAATGGGACTACTTGACAGCATTAAAAATTTTGTTACTAGTACTTTACTTGGATTTGTTTTAGTAAGACTAGTAAAATATCTCCCACAAATAATTGATTTTGCTAAAAAAATAACTCCAGCAATAACTTTTATTGAGAGTTTTGTTGGTGGAATGGCTAATAAATTAATTAGTTTTATTGAGATTGGATATGGTGTATATGATAAAGTCAGAGATACTATTAAAAATATTGGTGGAGAGAATCTTCAAAAAACTTTTGATCAATTTTCTGGGCAGTTAAACACTTTTATTAATCTTGCTATAATTGCTGGAATGTCCACCATGGGTGGAACTGATTTTGGAATGGGTAAAAAAAGTCCAAAGGGACTGCCTACTAAACCTGGAACAAAACCTACAGCACCATCAAATCAATCTCTTAACAGATATTTAAATCGAGGGAAGGAAGCAAAATTAATTGAAAGAAAATTTGGTAATAGTGCAGCAAGATATTATGAAGAACTAAGAGACTCTGGTAAAAATTCTACACAAGCATTCAAAGAAGTTAAAAGAAGATTTCAACCAAGAGGATTATTTAATCGCAGAAATATTTCTGGACTTGCTGGAGAAGGACAAACTGCTGGGCAAGTCGGTAGGAGAGGGCTTGGAAGAACTGCAACTAGATTTGCTACAAAGAACTTTGGTAAGGGTGGGGCAAAAATTGCTAGTGGTGCTACTAAAGCACTCGGTAGATTTCCTATTATTGGACCTTTAGTTGATTTTGCTTTTAGATATTTTGTTCTTAGAGAACCACTTGGTAAATCTGCTGCTGGTGCTGTTGGTGCTGGAGTTGGGCAAGCACTTGGTACATGGTTGGGTGGAACTGTAGGTGGTGTTGCTGGAACTGTAGTCCCAATTATTGGTAATTTAATTGGTGCTGGTGCTGGTGCTGCGATTGGAGGTCTTCTTGGTGGATTAATTGGAGATCAATTGGGTGTAAGTTTGTATGAAACAATCGTTGCCTATCAAAGACCACAAAGAATTGAAGGACGTGCTAAGGGTGGACAAATATCTACAAGAGGTGGAAAACAAGTTGGTGGAAAAATACAAAGATCTTTTAAAAGAGCAAAACCAAAACCACCAAAAATAAATGAAAGACCAGTTCAAATTGGTAGAGATGTTGGTGGACAAGAAGTAATTGAAAAAGTATTTACTCCAGAAGATCCAAAAAATTCTCAGCAAATGAGTTCTTTGAGAGTTTTAACAACTGCATCTAGTGAACTTAAAAAACCAAATAGTTCATTTTTTGGACAAATTATGGGTGTTGGTGTTGATCTTGTAATGGGTCAAAAACCAAATAAGAATTTTTATAATCAAGTTGGCAATGCTTTTGGTTCGGTTATTCAACAATTAATTGATACAAATGCTGATATGGCAGTTAATGATACTGCAAGAACTATTCTAGCAATGGCTAATGGTGGAATAGTTCCGACTATGTTATCAAATGATAAGTTAAATTTTGGTGAAAGAGTTGGAAATGCTGTTGCTGGAATGTTTAGGCAATTTGTAGAAAGACAATCTGATATAATCTTAAATTCGATTAAATTGGAATCTGAAAAGACACCTCCTGCTGGGTCTGTTACTGGAGACCCTACTGTTGGATTAGATGGAGAACTTGCTGCTGGAACTGTGGCAAGAGGGCAAATAACCATTGAACAACTTGTTGGTTTGGCTAAAGGTGCTGGATTTAGTCAGTCTGATGCTATAATTATGGCTGCAATTGCTATGGCGGAATCTGGTGGAAATTCCAATGCACATAACGCAAAACCACCAGACAATTCATATGGTTTATGGCAAATTAATATGATTGGTAATTTGGGTCCAGAAAGAAGAAAACAAATAGGAATAACAAGTGATGACCAATTAAAAGACCCAGTTATAAATGCACATGCTGCAAAATTGATAAAACAAAGTCAAGGATTTAGTGCATGGACCGTATATAAAACTGGGGCATACAAAAAATATTTAAACTCTGCACAAAAATCTGCGAGTGCTTCACCAATCACAGTATATAAACCATCAACTGGTACAAATATTGACCCAAATATGAAGCTTGGAAGTGGGCAAGGGAATTTACAATCTGTTAGATCATTAGCAGAAAGTATGGGTGTTCCTTTATTCTCTAGTTATCGCCCAGGATCTAGAGGTTATCATGGAGTTGGTCGTGCAATGGATTTCTCAAATGATTCTAAAGGATTAGGAACACCGCAACAACTTGCTTTGGCAAAAGAAATTGTAAAAAGATATGGAAGTTCCGTTCAAGAATTAATATATACTCCTCTTGGATTTGGAATTTCTGGAGGTAAAAAAGTTCCTTTAACACATTGGGGACCACCATCAAAATCTAAATGGGCTGGGGGAGATCCTTCCAATACTAATGCTGCACATTATGACCATGTTCACGTAGCATTTAAAAAGGGTGGTTATACTGGTGATGGTGGTGTAGGATTACTTCACAAAAATGAAATGGTTATGTCTTCAAAGGCAGTTAATCTATTTGGCAGAGAAACTTTTGAAGCAATGAATGAGATGGGTAATAAAATGCATGATATGAAACCATCTGCAAAAATATCAAAAGTAAATAAAAAATCTTATGTTCCTGAAAGCATAAAATCTCAAGCATCATATGAATCTACTGGAATGACCGTTGTAATACTACCAATACATGAAAGAATTAAATCTACATCTACTGTTGGGTCTGGTGGAGGAATTCCTAATATTGGAAGATCTGCACACATAGATAATAGTATCGAATCCGCACTAGCATGACGGCAAATAAAGAAGCACAATCTGCCAATATTAAAAAGTTTATTGTCTACTCGAATCGAGGTAGTGGTTCTTGTGATGTATCTACTGGTGTGGTATTATTTGATTATTATGAAAGTGTACTAGAACATACTATAACTGTTTCTACTACTATTATTGATACTGGAAATGCTCCTGGTAGTAAAACTGTATTGGAAGGATTAAAATTATCTGGATTTGAAAAGGTAGAACTTGAATTTGAAGACAATTATGGTAATGTTTTAAAATTTGATGAGTTGTATATTTCTAAGATTAGAAATATTTTTTCCGATAGACAAAATGCCGTATTTACTTTAGATATTGTAAGTAAAGAATTTTTGACAAATCAATTCACAAATTCTGAAGTGTATAGGAGATTTGATGGGGAAATATCAGAATCTGTAATGAGAATTTTGCGAGATAATATAAAAACCGATAAAATTATAGATGTTGATACAACAGTAAACAAATATAATTTTATTGGTGGTGGAAAAAAACCATTTAAATTGGCAACAGAAGTTGCAAAGTTATCTGTTCCCAGTGGATCATCTGGAACTTCTGCGGGATATTTTTTATTTGAGACCTATGATGGATTTAAATTTAAATCCATTGATAAATTATTTGAACAAGAACCAGTAGCAAAATATATTTTTAATGGTACTACATTATTGCCTCCTGGTTATGATGCCAAAATATTAAGATATGATGCAAGTAAAACAATTGATGTTATGTCTAATTTGGTTATGGGTTCTTATGAAAGTAAGATTGAAACATTCGACCCATATACCGATAAATTTAGGACTACCAAACAGTTATCTTCAGAACAACAAGAAGAACTTGGTGGTTTAGAATCTCCCAAACTGGGTGAGGGTTTTGAAGGTGCAACTAGAAGATCGTACAAAAGAATGGATGTTGGGCATTTGCCAGAACCTGCAAATAATAGTAATTCTCAACTCCAAAAAGCGACAAAAGAAAATTTAGATTCTAATAATGTTCTCATTCAATCTTCTATGAGATATAATCAAGTTTTTACTTTAGTATTAAGTATTATTATTCCAGGAGATTGTTCATTAAGAGCTGGTGATTTAGTTTTTTGTGATTTTCCAGAACAAGGGGAAAAAGAAACAATTATGGCAGACAAGGAATTAAGTGGTATATATATGATATCAGATATATGTTTTCACATTACACCAAGTTCAACTCTAACAAAAATGAACTTAGTCCGTGACTCATTTGGAAGAAAACCAAGGTAAAAAAATCATGGATACAATCAATCAACACATTGAAAAGGATAAAAAAATTCTTGATGATCCACAAACATCTCCACAAGCTCGTAGACATACTCAAGAAGAATTGTCTTCTTTAGAGAAATATAAAGAAAATCACCCAAATGATGAACACGATCCATCTCCTTTAGAGTTGTTTTGTGATGAAAACCCTGATGCTCCAGAATGTAGAATATACGAAAGTTAATAAATGGAATTTGCTGGATCTTTTTTATTCGAGTCTGATAAACCCTGGTTAATATGGGAAGGTATTGTTGCACCTAGAACTGAATGGCCTAGGGATGATGAAGGTCTTGAAACCAGGGAACAATTAAAAAATTGGGCTTATCGTGTTAAGGTTAGAATACAACATGTTCACCCTGAAGATAAGAAGATACTTCCAGATTCTGCCCTTCCTTGGATTGAAGTACCAACAACCATTATGGGTTCTGGGCACAAAGGAACTGGAATAACACCTGGAATAACTCAAGGAACTAGAGTTTGGGGTATTTGGGGTAGCCCTTCCACAAAAACTAATCCTATAATGTTGGGGGTTAAAGTAAATAATGATCAAACAAAATTAGTAAAAACACAACCAACTAACGCTGCTTTTACTCCTTACAGTGGATATACTCCTGAAGATACCGTTGCTGGATATGATGTACCTCTAGCGAAAGGATTACCTTTAGAGGGAATAAATTATCCAAATATTTGGAGTATTTCTGATTTAGATATATTAAATGAACCTAAGTTTGCCGTAGCAGCACCATCGGACTGTGAGAAAATTCCTTTGCGTGGAATTCAAAAAGCAATTCAAGGTTTGATACAGGATATTGAAAAAGTTCAAAGTCAATTAAAAAGATGGCAAAATGCCGCACAAGGTTGGATTGCGGATAAACAAGCATACATTCAAAAATTAATTGATAAGGCTGCAAAATTTATTGCCAAAGCACTTAAGTGGGTATTCGAAGAAATTAGAAAATTTGTATTAGAGCAAATAAACGATAAGACAAAAAAACTTTACTATCTTGTAAATCCACCAGATAGAGATAAAGTAAAGGCTGCTAAAGATACTGTTATAGAGTTAATTGTTTGTTTGTTTAATAAGTTAATTGCCAACTTAATTAAAATGGTTGGTAGATTTTTATTCAACGCTTTTGATAAGTTTATTACAGTTCCTGAATGTGTTGTTGAGAATTTTATTGGTAATTTGTTGGGAAATGTGTTGGGTCTTGTTGGAGGACTTGTAGATAAAATACTCGGAACTTTATCATCTATTTTAGGTGCTGTTTTTAGTATTGCTGATGGTATTCTTGGTCTTCTTAAAGCAATTCTTGGGTTTTTCTTGTGTGATGAAAAACAAGAATGTCCACAAGCTAAAGAATGGGATATATTTGAAGCAGGAGAACCTGGAGCAATTTTTGATTTTGATTCGATTATAAGCAAAGCTAAAGGTATTGCTGCTAGCGTAGCTGGATTGTCCAGTATTGATGATTTAAATATCAACTTTTCTAATATGATTTCTGGTGCAGGATCTGCATTTGACTCTTGTAATACTGGTCCAGTATTTTGTGGACCTCCTAGTGTTCAAATTTGGGGTGGTGGAGGTTCTGGTGCAGTAGGAAATGCAATAATAAGTGCTACTGGTGATTTATTGGGTGTTGATATAATTGCTGGTGGATCTGGATACACTGAGGCACCATATGTTAATTTTAAAGATTCTTGTGGAAAAGGTAAAGGTGGTAGAGGTAGAGTTATAGTTAATGATGATGGCACAGGAAATGGGACTGGTACAGTATCGAATGTAGTTATTTTGGATGAGGGATATGGATATCTTCCATCACCAAATGGAGATCTTGGTGGTGATGGAAGAACTTGGGCAACAAATAATCAAACAGTTGTTCAGCGAGCGAATGGAAGTTATGATGTTCCTTATGATCCAGGTGAAGAGATAACACCAGAATTAAGAGACGGTGATAGGGTAATTAGACCAGAAGATAGAACAATATTAAATACAATTGCTGTTTTGGGTGGAGGTTCTAATAATCCTATTAATTTTGGCCCTACAAATACTGGAATTGCTGGAAGTAGTACTGGTAGTTCAAGTATAGGATTTGCTGGAACTGATACGGCATCTAATAATGTTACAACACAACCTATTCCAGGTTCTGGTGTTAATGGAGCAACTGACTTTAAATCTTTCCCAAGAGTTAATGTTGGTTCTTATCCTGTTATTTTATATCTTTGTGGTATTGACATTGAAAATGCTGGTATAAATTATTCTAGCGAAGATAAAATCGTTATAGAACCAAATACTGGTGGTGCTGTTGTTGAACCAATTTTTGGACCTTTTGGTGTTTTGACTGGAATTAATATTGTTGATGGCGGAAAAGGATTTACTGAAAGACCAAGTATTTACATTAATTCCGAAACAGGTTATAATGCAAAATTAAATCCCATATTTTGTGTTAGTAGATTTGGTGATGATACCGAAGGTGAAGTTCCAGAAAATGTTAATGTTATTAGAGTAGTAGATTGTGTTGGTAAAGTTTAATGACAAAAGCTAAAATACATAACCCACTAAGAGTTGGTAATGATTATGGGCAAATAAAATTTGGGCACATTAACATTAATAACCATGTTGCTGGTGTGATGATCCGTAATGGTCCTCCAGCACCCGCAGCAGAGCATTACATGCAGTTCATGTCCACTGGGACCATGGCTGGTGGAACAATTAATAGATGTCCTGGAGTTTATCAAATATGGTGTGGGAATAATCCAGTAACCAATGTATCATTTGTTTTAAATGCTGTTGATGGTGACATTATTATTCGTGCTCCAAATGGTCGAATAATGATGGAGGCGAAAAATATTGATATTAGAGCAAATGGTGATAGTAATAAAAGCGGATTTGTAAATATTGATGCTAATGAAAAAGTAATCGTTCGTTCTAAAAATATTGAATTTAATGCATCTTCGGTTGCAAAATTTTTCTCTTCTGGATTATGTGAAATAGTTGGCAAAAATACTTTAAATTTTGCTGGTGGTTTAATTGATTGTGCAGATGGTGCTACATCTGTTAAAAAGTCTAAAGGAATATCTAACTTAGAAAATCAAGAAGCGAGGGACTCGACTTAATATGAAATTACCTGACGTAGAAGTTAAAAAAAGATTATTTGTTGGTGTTGGCGATCCGTCACTTGTATTAGGATTGGGTCCAACAGAGATTAGGGGCTCTGCATATGTAGAAGGTCCAGAAGTTGTTGGAGACCCAAAAGTTTTTGGTGCTGGACCAAAAGCAACTTTAATGGTTGGTCCCAATAAGAATTCTGATTCTCCTCCAAATATTGTTCCTGGTGCTTTATGTACTGGCAATAATTCCCCATATTCATTGGGAGTTATTGGTAATGCTGCTATTTTTACGCATCTTGATGTAAATGGTAATATTAGTGCAGGAAATAATATCATTGCTCAGGGCGAAGTAATGTCTCGTTGTGGTGGACATATTCTTTCTGCTAAAAAGAATTTTGATATTCCACATCCAACAAAAGAAGGATGGAGACTTCGCCATACATGCCCAGAAGGTCCATCCAATGATGTTTATGTTCGTGGTAAAACTAAAAAAAATATTATAGAACTTCCAGAATATTGGATAAATTTAGTTGATGAAGAATCTATAACTGTTAATTTGACACCAATTGGAATAAACCAAGATTTGGTTGTAGAAGATATTAAAGACAATAAAATCTATATAAAAAATAATGGATTTCCTATACATTGTTTTTATCATGTTTATGGGGAAAGAAAAGATGGTGAAAAATTAATTTCTGAATATGAAGGTTCTACCCCTGCAGATTATCCAGGTAATAATGATGAATATTCTGTATCTGGATATCATTATGACATTAAGGAGAATTAAAAATGGCTGAAGAAGGAACTTTTGTAACGAAAAGAATTGGTCGAAAAAATTGTGGAGACAAAGGTATTAAAGGACCATTTTCCACAAAATTTGATTATATTTTAAAGTCAACTACTGGAGATGATGACTATCCAAAAGAGGCATGTACTCCTTGGATTCATTATAATGTTAAAGTTGGAAATCTAAAAGCAGACCAAATTGTACAAGCTGCAGATGTTAAAACTGCTGCTGTAGGGTCATTGAATGCAAAATCTGCTATTTGGGATGCTAAAAAATCTTTTGACATACAGCACCCTACTAAATCAGATCATCGTTTAAGATATATTTGTCTCGAAGGTCCAACCGCAGATGTATATTTGCGTGGTAAATTGATAAATGAATCATATATTCAACTACCAGATTATTGGAAAGATTTTGTTGATATGGAAACCTTGGTAATAAATTTAACTCCAAATGGACATTGGCAAGAGTTATTTGTTGATAAAATTGAGTGGGGAAATAAAATCCATATCAAAAATAATGCAGGAACTGCCATTAATTGTGATTATGTTGTATTTGGTGAGCGTATTGATACAACTAAAAATATTTCTGAATACCAAGGCTTGACACCAGCGGACTATCCAGGAGATAATAGAGAATATAATATCAACGGTAAGTGATGCATCGAGTACATGAAGCATTCCCTCTGATTGTTTATCAGGGAATGGTGGAGTCCCAGGATAAAATTAAAATTTACCTGGAAGAACTTCGTGATTATTGGTTTGATGGATATCAAAACGAAAGTCCAGAATATTCTGGTAGAATTTTTGCACATCAAAATAAAATTTATCGTCCATTTTTTGAAGAACTTGGTACTCATGTAGATAATTATTTTGGATATCTTAATGTAGATTATTCGAAACTTGATTATCATATTATTAAATCTTGGGTTGGATATCACAAAGATGATGACACACCATCAATTAAACCACATAACCACAATGCTTCTGATTTGAGTTTTGTTTATTATGTTAAAACTGATGAGACTTCTGATAAATTTTGCGTAGCACAAGAAAAAAATCCTAATGAATGTGTTGGTGATATGTTCACTGAGGCATTGCAAAAGAATTTAATTACTGGATACAATCGATATAATTGTAATGTCTACAGCATCACTCCAATTGAGGGAAGTGTAGTAATCTTTCCTAGTAAAATTGGGCATTTTACTCAAAAATTTACTGAGAGGAAGGGTGAACGTCTTGTGATTCCTGGTGATATTCGTGTTACTTTAAAACCAGA